GCGTCGCGTCGAAGAAGTGGGCGGCGGCGTCGTGCATCGGCACACCGCAAAGGACGGCCCGGTCAGCGCTAAGGCTTTCGAGGGCGTATCTAAGGGCAAAGAGGCCCGACGACCCGCTATCCGGCTGGCCCTCGAACTTCCACTCCGCGAACTCGATCGGGAGGTCCGGGAGGCGGACGGTGCTTTTCCCGGCCTCAAGATGCCCGACAAGGCGGCCCGGGGCGGGGTGTCCGGCCTTGTTGCGGCGGCCCATCCAGATCCCGTATTTCTCGGGGTGAAGCGAAACTGCGGCATCCAGCCGGCCGGGCCAGACCGCCGCGGCGTCATTGCAGGCGACGACGAGATCGAACCGGCCAAGGTCGAGCGCCCCGGCAACGTCACGCCAGAGGGTCGCGGCACCGCCGAGGACAAGGGCTTTCAAAGCCAGTGCTCCCTGACCAGCGGGTGATCGGGAAGCTGGTGGGGCTTCCTCTCGCCGTGAAAATAGACGATCCGCGCGTCCCCGATCCCGTGCTTCTCAACGTGGCCCTTGAAGCTGACCACCTGCCCGGGGAAGGCGTCGTCGAGATAGGCGTGGGGGAACCGGCGAACCCACTCCATGTCGTTCTCGCCGCGATGCTCCCGGCCTATCTTTGTCCAGCCCGGGGGGATCAGGGCGACGCCGTTGCAGGCCTGGGCGAGGTTGTAGGGGTCACGCGGGAGGGCGATCCGGTCGGCATCGACGCAATAGTCGGCCAGGCCATCGCAATCGCCACAGACGATCGTATCGAGACCGACGAGGATCATCGGCCCCTCGATCTCGTAGGGTTGGATGCAGTCGGCATAGCCCGGCCGCGCGGACCTGATCTGGCGCTGCGCGATAGGCTCGATGAATGACCGGGGCCGGTCGGTGTAGCAGACGAACCGAAACGGGACCGTCAGATTGCGGGAGAACCCGCGATAGAGCTTCTCGACCCAGCTTTCGTCATACATCGACGAGAACGACTGGCCCTTTTCGTTGGCTTGCCAAAAGAGCGTGGCGACGGTGAGGACCGGCTCGCCTTGTTGCTCCGGCCAGAGGTTGGTCATGGCCGGACCGGGCGCATCCGCTTTGGATTCGCGGGCTTGGCCATCGTCTTCCCGTTCCGCAGCCAGACCATGCCGGCGGGAACGTCACGCCCGACCACGGCTCCAGCCGCGACGACCGCATCGTCTCCAATCGTTACCCCGGGCAGGATCACCGCGCCGGCACCGATGCAGACCCGGTTCCCGACCCGAACCGTGACGAACTCGCCGGAGCGAAGGGCGTCGAGGTCAAGGCCCTCCTTGTCGGCGCTCGGCCACATATCGTTACAGAGCGTGACGTTCGGGCCGATGAAGCAGTCGTCGCCGATGACGAAGCCCGGCCCCATCATCACGCCGCCGGAGATCACGCAGCGCCGGCCGAACTCCGGGCCGTGAAGCATGGCGAACGGGGAGACCGAACAGCCGGCTCCGAGGATGGTCCCGCCGGTCACGCTCGCGAACTGCCAAACGGTCACGCCCTCGCCCAGGAACGCGCCCTGAACGTGAGCGAGCGGGTGGATCACTCGACCGCTCCCGCCGCAGCCATGAGGTCCGGCTCTTCGTCGTCGCCGGGCATTTCCGCCTCCAAGCGGTCGGCTTCGGCGTCGGGGTCAAAGTCGGCGGCGAGAACGCCACGGCGGCGGAACTCGGCCCAGACCGTCTCGCGCGAGAGGTCGCCGTTCTTGCGGGCCTCCATGATCGAGGTCGGCCCCTTGTCGTCGTCGGTCAGGTCGAGGTCGTCGAGGTTCCAGCTTATCTCTGGCTCAAGGCCGAGGTTCAGCCAGTCGGCGGTCAGTTTCAGGCATTGCTCAAGGCAGTCCTTGAGGCCCAGAGCCCAGGCTTGAAGGACGGAGGTCGCCTTCTGCGACGCGAACGCCGCGGCGACGACGGTGATCCCGGCCGAGACGGAGAGCGGTTGGCGGCCGAGCTCGCGCATCTGCGCCTCGGTTGCCTTCACCTCGTCGGCAAGGAACCGCAGGCTTTCCGACGAGGGCTCGATGAACGACCACTCGCCGTGGTTTCCGTTCTCGCCGTTTGGCGGGGCGTAGAGGACGGCGCGCGGGCCGACCGGGACGGCTTCGACCTTGCCGGCGCTCATGCCCGGCTGGACGCCGTTTCCGGCCAGCATCGGGAAGGCGGTCAGCTCCTTGATCGACTTAAGCGCCGTCTCCTGCTGGTAGTGTTCGACCTGGAGGTCCGCGACGCCCTGGAGCGGGGGATAAAAGCGCCAGCCGCCGCCGAGCCGCTTCCCGGTGATAAAGGGGACCAGCGGGATCACGCCGAGCGTCACCGGCCCTTGATCGACGATGTCCCAGCCGTTGTTCGTCCGGCGGCCGACCGCTTCGACGCGGCGCTCGAAGATCGTGAAGATCGCCGGGCCGTAGTCGATAACCGTGTCCGTGACCGTGCCGTCCTCCAGCATGGCGTAAACCGGCGCGCGATCGAACATCCGCACGCGCTCGACCGCGACCTCGTCGAAGCCGTCGCGCATGACCACGTCTTCCCGAATCCGGGCGTGGGTGATGGTCTCGGCCCCCCGGACCGTGTCGGAATAGACCGCGAGCATCCGATTGGCCGGGATCCGCACCCAGTAGGGGCGAAGGCCCTGGACCCGCTCGTCGGCGAGAGAAAGGCGCTGGCCGTCCGCGCGCTCGGTGGCGCGGGTGTAATCGACCAGAACCCAGCTCACCGCGTCGTTGACACCGTCGAAGAAGATCTCGGAGGCGAAGACGTGGAGGTTGTTCCCCCGCCCGTCGATGTCATCGGCCAAGGCCGCGACCCGGTCGGGAGCGCCGTCAGCTAGGGCGATCTCTTCGCCGAAGGGCTTGCGGGCGAGGCTAGTGACGACGTCGGCGTAGATGTTGGTGAACCGGGCGTTCTTGCGCCGGTAGTCGTAGTCGCCATCTGTCTCGTTCGGGAACCGGGGAAGATAGGTCTCGCCCGCCGCCTTCATGGCCGGCGCACCGCCCAGGATGTCCGCCACCGTCTGCCAATAGGGCCGCATCGCCAGATAGTCGGTCGAAACTGTCTCGGGCGTGCTGGAGGTCTTCGCCATGCGTTAGCCTCTCGCGCTTGCGTAGGTGCCGAAGAGAGCCGGCGCGGCGACAAAGCCAAGCGCCAGCTCGTTGAAGGCGTCGGCGGCGGCATCGACCTTGTCGTCATGCGCTCCCGATGGGAAGCCGCACAGCTCGTCAACGAACGGTTCAATCCATGCGTCTTTGGCCGGGTCGCCGGTCGCCAGAATATAGACGTTCCCGGCTTCGGCCTGGGTGGCCAAGGCCAGCGCCCGGGTTTCTTTGGAGCCGGTTGGACGCTCGATCTTGACCGCGTACCCGTGGAGGCGGTTGGCGAGCGTCTTGGCGTACCCTTTGCCGGCCGCGCCCGGGTCTTGCGGTATGCGGATCGTGACCGCCGGAGTGTCGGCCGCCGCGGTCAGTTGCATTTGTGCTTCGAGATTGGCCGGCGACCACTGGCCGGATCGGCAGTCCGTGAAATAGTAGGTTGCCCGCTCGCCCTGGCCCGCCTTGCTGCAACGGACCCCGGCGCTCGGGTCGCCGCCGCCTTCGGTCGCTCCAATATCCCAAGCCCGGACGGTTCGCGTGATCTCGGCCGGCATCGTGCCGGCAATCTTGAACCACTCGCGCTTGAAAAGGCCGCCGTCGCGCGGCGCGGGCCGCTGCTGATACTGGCCGGCCCAGGCGTAGGCACCTTTGCCCTTTTTGAGCGTCTCGACCTCGGCGGCCGGGAAGCGGTCGGGAAATAGAAGCTCGCCCTCGACGGTTCGGGGATCCTCGAAGAAGAGGGAGCCGTTGACGTAGGTCCGGCAGGGGCCGCCCGTCCTCTTCCCGTCCGCGCCGATCCGCGCCGTCTCGAACTCCATCGGGAGGTTGAGATGAACGAAGCCAATATCGAGAGACATGGCAACCGCGGCGACGTCCTTGGTGTGGAGCCGCTGCATGATGATAACGATGGCGCTGGTCTGCACGTCGTTGAGGCGGTCCGTGATCCCCTCGCGGAAGATGCGGGCCGTCGTCTCGCGCTCGACCTCCGACTCCGCCGTTTCGGTAGAGTGCGGGTCGTCCACCTTGACGCGGTCGGCCCGGCCGCCGGTCATGGAGCTAAACGGGCGGGCCTCCGAGAAGCCGTTGGCCGTGTTCTCGAACTTCCCCTTGGCGTTTTGATCGCCCCGCAAGTCGAGCGGCCAGAGGGCTTGATATTTCTCGCTCTCGACGAGACGCCGGAGCTTGAGGTTGTCGCGCAGGACGTTCGCTTGGCTGTAGCTGGTCGCCAGGACTTGAAGGTGCGCCGCGCCTTGCGGCCCCCACTCCCAGGCGGTCCAGAAGACCAGCAGGAGGGACTTCATCATCCCCGGGGGAACGGTGATCAGGAGCCGCTTGATCTCCCCGCGCGAGACCGCCTCAAGGTGGGCGCACATCGCCCGGATCGCCCAGCCGCCGACGAAGGGCCGCGCCGGCTCCAGCGTATGCCAGAACTCCTCGATAAAGCCGTAGAGCGGCCGGCAACCGGCGACAATCTCCGCCCGCTGGGTCGCGACCCGGTGGCGGTCGGCCCGGACTTGCTTCTCTCGCAGGGCGGCGAGGAGCCGCTCGCGGTCAGCCCTCGAAAGCGGGCGCGTCATCCGCTTCCCCGCTCAAGGTCGCGATCTCCGCCGCAAGTTCTTCGTCCGAAAGGTGCGAGAACGTATGCGCGACCCGTTGAACCGGGGCCGTCTTCGGGGCCATGCGAGCCGCGGCCCACTTCAAGGCGTCGAGGTAAACCCGCGCGCCGGCCGGGTCGATCTTGTGCCCGTTGACCGCCTGGCCGAGCGCCGCCGCCTTCGTGATGGTGAGGCCGTCCTCTTGGAAAACGTCCGCCCTATGCTCCTTCGCGCGTGCGTACTGTTCGCGAAGGCTTGGGTCGGAATCGATCAGCGTATGCGTCGAAGGCGCGTGCAGCCCGAGTTCTCGGCAGGCGGCGCGGAGTGACTTCCCCTCTGAGACGAGATCAAGAACGGCGGGGACGTCTTCGGTCCCGGGGCGGCGCTGGCCCTTATCGGGTTCAGGCTGCGAGGGCGCGGCGCTCATCGGCAACCTCCCGGAAGGATTGGCCTGTGGCTTGGAGGGTGGCCACCCGGCCGGCGAAATCCTCCCACCGCTTTACGGCCACATCGACATAGGTGGGGCTGAGTTCAATGGCGAAGCAGCGGCGGCCGGTCATTTCGGCGGCGATGATCGTGGTCCCCGAACCGCTGAACGGCTCATAGACCGCGTCGCCCGGCTTGGAGTTGTTCTCTATCGGGCGCTTCATGCACTCGATGGGCTTCTGGGTGGAGTGGCCGGTCTCGGAAGCCTTCGGCTTGTCGATCGACCAGACCGTCGTTTCTTTTCTGGAGCCGTTCCAGTGACCCTTTCGGCCCTTGCGAACCGCATACCAGCAGGGCTCGTGCTGCCAGTGATAGTCGCCGCGACCAATAGCGAACTGCTGCTTGGCCCAGATGATCGAGGACCGCAGTTCAAGCGCAGAGGCGATCAAACTCTCGGCCACCTCGTGAACGTGGAGGCTGGCGCACCAGACATAGGCCACGTCGCCCGGGAACAACGCCCAGGCCTCGCGCCAGTCAGCCCGGTCATCGTTCAGGACTTTGCCGACAGCCCTCGCGCCAACGATGGAGCCGTCCGCCCGCTTTATGCCATTGCGGAACGAGGTATCGTATTCCACGCCACACGGCGGGTCGGTCACCATCAGGTGCGGCTTCGCCCCTTGGAGCAGCGCCGCGACCGTCTCCGCGTCGGTGCTGTCCCCGCAGATGATCCGGTGCTTGTCCATCATCCAGACGTCGCCGGGGCGGGTGACGGGGATGGCCGGGGGCTCGGGCACCTCGTCGGGGTCCGCTTGGCTGGTGGAAGGCGGGTTGAGCAGGGCCTCCAGTTCGTCGGTGTCGAAACCGATGACGTCCAAGCCGTAGCCGCCGCGCGCCAGTTCCTCGATCTCGGCCCGGAGGGCGTCGTCATCCCAGCCGGCGTTCATGGCCAGCTTGTTATCGGCGATCACATAGGCCCGGCGCTGGGCTTCCGAGAGGTGGTCAAGGACTAGGACCGGAACGGTCTCAAGCCCGAGGGATTGAGCGGCGAGAACTCGGCCGTGACCGGCGATGATCCCGCCCTCGGCGTCGACCAGAACCGGGCTTGTGAACCCGAACTCCCGGATCGACGCGGCGATCTGGGCGACCTGGGCCTCGGAGTGCGTCCGGGAGTTGCGCGCGTAGGGGACGAGGTCCGCGATAGGCCGCTGTGTCAGATCGCTCGGGCGCATCCGTTACCGAACGCCGGCCGCGCGGTGCATGGCGTTGGCCAAGCCGATAACGGCCTTCCAGAAGTGTCGCATGGGGATTCCGGTGCTGGGGTGACGTCTTCCGAGCCGGGGGTGATCCGCCGGGCTCGGCCGTCTGGTCGCGTCTATCGACGTTCGCTTATGGGCACGGTTACCGCTCCGGGTCAAGATGTGGTGCGGTGGCGGGTTGTGGGGCACCGTATGTGCTATTCCAGCCCGTAGGCGAGGGCGGCGCAGTCCAAGGCGAGGACCAGGGCCTCGGAGATACTCCGCTGCACGGACCCGCTGTTGCTCAAGCTCCGAAGGTTTGATCCCTTGCCGGCGATCTCGCGCAAGGCCCAGACCGCGCGGCCTGTGCGCTCAACCGCCGTCCGTCCGTTCGGCCCCTTGAAGGTCCGGTCCTCCTCCTGGATCAGCTTCTCCAGATCCCGGACGAAGAGTTCCCGCTCCGTGCGCTTCTTCGCCCAGCCTTCACCGCCTCGGGTGATGTTGCGGGTCTGGTCAAGGGCCGGCGGCGTGAGCCCCTTCTCCGGGTCGAGGAGCTCGTAGTCCGTGCGGAACCGGAGGCCCGCGGCGAACTGGTTGGCCGAGAGGGACCGGGCCGTCATCAGGGTCTCCAGCCCGTCGCGGGAAGCGATCCGCTTTCGCCCTTCGTGTTCTTTTCGGTCGGAGGTCTCGATCTGCGAGCCCCGGAGGCTTTCGAGCCCCACCGTCTCGGCGATGTCGTTGGCCACCCGGATAGCCTGCTGCGCTGCCTCGATCTCCTCCTCAAGTCGAAGCATGGCCTCCCGGCCTTCCCGGCGCTGGCGCAAGTCGGGGGACGATACGGCGAGGACCGCTTGGCGAAACCGGCGGGCTTGGCTCTCGTTGAGCCGCGTGCCGGAGATCACCAGAGCCTCGTTGTCGTTCGCCGTCCCCGCTCCGTTGTCGTTCGCCCCGATCATCCGGGGAGCGGAGGCGCGGGCCTGGCGCTTCTTGCGTTGGCGGGCGGAGGTCATGGGGTCGGCTCCTGGGGGGCGGGGTTGGCAGCGGCTTCGCGGGCTTCGGCCTCAATCGCCCGTGACACCGCGTCGGCGGCGTCCATCAGGGCAAAACGGAGGGCCGATCCGATACGGGCGGCGGTGATCCGCCCGACTATCTCGGTCTGGATGGAGAGGAGGGTCATGCGGCGAACAGGTCCGGTTGAGCGGGGGCGAGGGTGTCGAGCCAGTCGATCAATGGCTGATCGTCCGGCAGGCGCGACAGGATCACGGCACGGGCAGCTTGGAGGGCTTCGTCGC